TGTTTCCAAGTTAAATACATGGAATGTGCTGGAGTCTAGGCCGTCGCCTCTCGCGACATCTGCGACCAATAAATATGTGTTTTCATTTTTTGGCTCTTCCCATATCCATGTGTTTCTATCAAAGCCTACTCTATATTCAGGCTCCTTTATCATGCTTTTAATTCTTATAATATCATCCGGGTGTATAACAGTGTCACCGGAAGTATTAAAGTTACACTCATACTCCTGTGCAATTTGCCGTTGGCTCATGTTTTTTGTTTCTGTTTCGAACCACTCTTCGTCCCTGTCCGGGTGCATATCCCAAAATAGTTTAACGGGATAAAATTCATTTTCGGCGCTTTCGGCTCCAACGTATGTTTCGTGGAACCAGTCGCCAACGCCATTTGGTGTAGAAATGGCAATACACCGACCACCTGTTGAAATCGTAGGATAAAGACCGGTCCACAAGTCATGAAGGTTTTCTACGTGTGCGGCTTCGTCAATAACAAGCAACGACAGTGCTTCTGAACGGCCTGCGTCCCCTGAAGTTGAGGATGCTTTTACTTGGCTTCCGTTTGTCAACTCAATGCTGTTTTTGTTATCGACAACAAGATCAGATAATTTCAACCATGGCGGTAAATGTTTAATTATGGTTTTAACTTTCTTTACCATATTGGCCGCGGTGGCCAGTTTGGTAGCAATAATGAGTACATTTTTGTCTCTGTGAAACAAACAGAGCCAAGCTATATAAGCTGCCGTAATTGTTGATATGCCCAGCTGTCTAGCCTTTAAAACAACAATAAACCTGTGCAAGTCTAGATCATCGACCAGTTCGCTTTGAAAATCATAAGTTTTAAAAGGGATTAACCCTTTACCCGGGTGAGGGATTTTGGCATAAGTGTTTATAAAATAAACCGGCTTTTTGCCGCACTTAACAACCTCTTTGACTATCTGTTCTTTGGTTAATTCGTAAGTCATTAATCATTTTTTTTAGTAACATTTGATGGCTTCTTGTCAGATTTCTGATCAAGAAAATTCTTAAAGTTCTTTTCTAGATTATCTTTCGAGGGCTCGCCAACATCTGTCGCTTCTTTCATGTTGCTCACAGTGTAAACTTTTTTACTCTCAACCCAAGTCCTAATTCTGGACATGTTCTGTAAAAGCAGGTCAACAGGGCCATCAGCCTTAACATTCAAAGAGTTTCCTGTAATACTTTTATATTCTTTTTTCAAATATGAAATAATGTCTGCATACGTTTGCTCCAAATCCTCTTCGAGCTTGCTATTGTGAAAATCTTTCAACGGCAGCTCAGACTGATAGGAAACAATCATTTTAGGCCCACTGAGGCGGACATTAAACCCATCCATCACTCGCGAATCTTTAATCATACACCCTTCTTCTCTCTTTAAACCAATCTTAACTTTTTCACCATCTTCATTTGTGGCGCCGTCATATGCGTTAGTCGCAGCTTGATTGATTCCTTTAATAATATCGTATACGGTTACAGTTGCCATTTATTTTTGCTCCTTGTCTGGTCTCCAGCCATTCAACCATCTCTCTTCTCTATCTTCTATCCACTTAATGTAGCACTTCCAGCAACATTCGTATTTATTCATATAGAGATCATCTCTTATTTTAAAAGAATATGTTTCACAAACGAGACAAACTCTTTTAGAATCTTTACTAATTAGATTTTTGGCCAGTAAAAAACCATCTTTTTCTGTTTTCTCGTTATCTTCATCTTTTTTTCTTTTATTTTTGTAAAACTCTTTTAGCTGCTGTAGATATTCTTTTTCTTTGATATCATCCCAAGAGGACTTCGGATTTACAATTGTTTCGGGGCCAAACTTTTTAGCAATTGCTTTTTCAATGGCTACGATCTTATTTAAATCTTCTTTTGTTTTACTCATAAGAGATCGTTTGCCAAGCACCATTGGCGACGATTTTCAAACGGTGAGTATCTTCTATATAAACCATCAACCCATTGAGAGCAGAAGTGGCCGTTGCTTCCATATTCAGACATATCTTATCCCTCCGCTAATTTTGTATTATATCACAAAATAATTAGTTTTTTACTATATTTGCAACAATTCTTTTATTAAAAAGGGCTGGGAGTTTCCCCCCCAGCCCCTAAGTCAAACAACTAATCTAAAAGATTAATTACTCGTCCAATTTATTCTGAAGAGCTTTGATTTGAGCACTTTGCTCTTGAATCGCTTTGACAAGGATTGAAGTCAAACGACCATAATCCACACCAAATAACCCTTCATCATTACCGTGAACTGCCTGCGGAATGACTTTCTTAAGATCTTGAGCTAAGAAGCCGAAGTCTTTAGAACCATCTTTCTTCCACGTAAAGTTAACAGCTTTGAGTTTGTTGACCGTATCCAATGCGCCAGCCATAGGCTTGACATCGGACTTGAGTCTTTCATCCGAGAACGTGACAAAGGCCGACGCTCGAATTTTATTAATATTGTTGGTACCGGCAGAGCCATTTCCAACGTCAATCGCATAATCAGTAGTAGCATCACCACCCATACGGACAGTTTCAGTGCCACCATCTTTAATGACGATTGCATTTTCTGACGCATCCCAAAGGAATAAGTCATTTGCATTGGTTCCGTACATGGTAACATCAATACCTTCAGTAGATTCACCAAAGGTCATTGCGCCTCCGACGAGATGGCTTGCGCCATCGATGTCAAAACCTTGCGAACCAGTGATTGCTCCACCAACTTGGAAGTCCCCAGAACCAGAGACGCCGCCGTTGACATAAAGCAAAGAAGACGAAAGCTTAAGCAAGTCAGTGTCGCCAACAACTCCAATATAACCATCGTTAGTGTCAAGTAGTACTTTCTGACCAGAAATCTGACCCGAACCTGACATTGTGGTTGTGTTAACTGCACCAGCAATGGTTAAGGTGTTGAGCGCTAATGTCATAAGATCGGTATCTTCATGAGGTCCGATTGTAGAATTACATTTCAACTGGGTGTACTCACCGGTAGTACCGGAAACTTCACCAGCAACTTCGAGAAGATTATTTTCAAGCGTCAACAGATCTGAATCACCAGCAGTACCTATAGTACCATTAGTATCGATAACAAGTCCTCGACCAGAAATAGTTGTAGAAGCGGAAACTGCAGTATTAACGTTGACTGTACCAGCAACAGTTAAAGTGTTTGCCGCAAGAGTCATGAGATCGGTGTCTGCTGCGCAACCAACGGTATTGCCAGTGTCGACAATAACAGAGCGCCCAGAGAGACCAAGTGTTCCTGTTACCGCGCCAGCAACCTCAAGTTTGTTGTTTTCAAGCGTCAACAGATCTGCATCACCAGCGGTACCTATGGTACCATCAGTGTCGATAACAAGTCCTCGACCAGAAATGGTTGTAGAAGCGGAGACCGCGGTGCTGACATTAACCGTACCAGCAACCGTCAAAGTATTAGCTGCGAGAGTCAGGAGATCGGTATCTCCATAGCAACCGATAGTTTGGCCAGAGCCAATGCGAAGGCTGTTACCGTTAAGTCCAAGCGATGAACTAAGAACACCTGAAACGTGTACGTTATTAGAACAAAGGCTTATTAAGTCAGTATCCTGATCCGTACCGATAGTTTCAAAGTTGCCAATCACTAGGTCGTTACCTTTAAGGCTAAGCGATGCAGAAGCAACGCCGTTGACCACAAGCAAAGAGGCCGAAATCTTGAGCAAGTCGGTGTCACCAACAGATCCAATATAGCCATCGTTAGTGTCAAGTAGTATTTTCTGACCAGAAATCTGACCAGAGCTTGAAACAGTCGTCGCGGATGTCAATCCGTTGGTGAAAGCTGCGACTGCAGACCCCAAGAAGTTTCCACGGGTCATCTTTCGAAGCGTTCCGCCGGCGCCGTCATCAATACCGATCAAGTCGGCATCTGCGATGCTAGTGGAGGCCGTCCAGTTCTGGAGATCCCACTTAAAAACACCAGAAGAAGCAGCAAGACCAGTGGTAGTTACCGTTCCGGCTTGAGCTGTTGCGATGTCTGCCCATGAGTCTTTTCGTGTTCCGCCTGTGGCGCCACCATCCAAGAACATGGCATAGTCAGTTGACACATCGACGACGGCTTCCGTAGCCTCCCCGAGATCAACATCGATTGTAAGAGTCACGGCTTCGCCAGACTTAGCAATCGTGGTATCAACACCTGTTCCGCCCTCGATGTCGAACGAATCAGTGTCAAGATCGATGGTAACATTTCCACCACTGTCGCCAGTAGCAGTTAACGTTCCACCGCCTGCGATGTCGACAGGATCACCGCCGGCACCTTTAAAAAAGTAAAGTGAAGTATTCGAACCTGAACCGGATGCAAAAAGAATCGCGTGTGATGAACTATGTTCAACATCGGGTTCTGCACCACCACTCATAATGGTTTCAAAGGACGCATACTTTTGATAATTTGTAGCATAAGACATATCTAAATTTCCCCCTTAGATAAAAACTCTCCCCTTACGAGAGAGCGCTAAGGTTAATTAGACTATGATCGGGTTTCAGTAAGCTCTTTAAGTAAAATAATTTCTGATTTTAATGCATCTATTTGATCTTGTTGTTCTTTTATACCTTCGACCAAAATTGGGATGATTCTAGTATAATCCATACTGTATGCGGATTTGTGATTTTTATCCCATTCTACGATACTTGGTATCTTTTTACCAACCTCCTCTGCGATAAAACCAAAGTCACTTTTCTTATTTTCCTTCCAAGAAAACGTGATGCCTCTGATATCTGAGAGTATGGCCATTGGATCTTTGATAGTTCTAACATTTTCTTTGTAGCGAATTGATGAATAGGTAAGATATGCGTTTGCTTTGACTCTTCCTGCGGCGTTGGCTGTATCTGGTAGAGTAATTGCATGAGTGATACTGGCACCAGCGACTCCAATTCCAAGCTTGCCATCAACTTCTACTGCGGAACCTGATAATACAATACCATTTGTAGAGCCTGAGAGTATGAAGTATCCAGTGGCGGCGCCAGTGGCCTTCCACTGTATAAAAGAATCATTATCGTCCCCCCATTGAGTTTTAATATCATCACCGAATTGCATACTGGTTGTATCCTCTCCAGAGACAGTAACAATCTCAATACCGCCAGCTATCTTCAAAGGAGAAGCTCCTACAAGAGTTCCGTCAATTTGAATTTTGCTGCCCGATAAAGCAATACCTTCTGTGGAACCTGAGATTGTAAGATAATCGCTTGAACTTTCATCATATACAATGTATGCGTCACTCCCATCGCCAAAGTATAGTTTTTTATCATCGGCCACGGTCAAGTGGCCTGTGGAATCATTAAACGTAAGAGTGGAAACTCCACCGGTTTCACTTCCTCCGTTGTTATATTGTAATTGAGAATCGCTTCCGCCGGGGCTTGCAGAAACAGAGACAGAAGAAACAATTTCGTCTAGTTTTGCTCTACTATAATTTCCAATTGTTCTTGGCATGCATAATTACCTCTCTACAGCATACATGACGGCAAGAGTTAGGCCAATACCAGCCAAGACTCCACCTGTCAACCAAAGAGTAGAATAGTCTTTTTTGTCTAAAGCGACAGAACTAAGTCTTTTAATCTCTTCGTCCTTAATTTTAATTATGGCCGCGTACCGAAATTCAAGAGACTCGCATGCAATTTTTTGATTTTTTAAAATAGTATTAAGCTTTGCTGACTCTTTGTCAACCTCATATTTAATCTTTAACTCACACTCTTTATCAAAATAAGTCTTTTCTGCCAATATTTTGGCAGCTGCGGTAGGGTTCAATAGCACTCCTTCAAATGGGGCGCGCTCATTCTTTTTGATATTGTGTATCTTTGGTGGTTCCTCTTCCTCTGCCATCGCTATAGAAGGGAACGCCAGCATCAATGAAAGCATCACACAAATAATTTTTTTCATTTTTTTCTCCATTGTTTAGCCTAGGCGCAACCTACGTTCTTTTTCTTTTTCCGCTTCAGTCATATAAACAAAACCAAACTTTTCGGCCAATTCCTTTGCAATCGATTCGGGATTTTCATAGTACTTTTCAATTATACTCTTAATTTCTTTTTTCTTTTGTTCAGAAAGTTCTTTTCGACCTTCCTTATATTCCTCTTCTAGATCTTCTAATATTTTGTTATACTCTTCAAGAACCTTATTCCGCCTTTCAATTTCTTTCTTATGGGCTTCATTGATAACATCCATTTGGTCTTTTAAGCTATCCTCTCTTATCTTGAGAATGTCAAGTGCCCTGTCTTTATTCTTAAAAACAAACCACAGCACCAAAGTATAAATTATTACAGCTGGGACATACCAATAGTGTTTGGTCCATGTCCACGCTTTTTTAAGAAATGTTTTTATCGCTAGATAAGTTTCCATTTTTAAAACTCTCCGTAATCGCTTTCTTCCATAGCGTCAGTTAATTCTTGATAAAACCTATCAATGCTAAGTGGGGTCTCAGAGTCTTCAGGGTACTTCTCCTGATAGGCTGATACTAATCTTTCGTCATCTATTAGTTGCCCTGCATCTTCCCAACCCACAGACTTCAAATGATTTTCTAAAAAATATAGTGCCAACTCTCTTTCTATTTCTGTAGGATCCCAGCCAGTTTGTTCATCAAAATTTTCTATTGCATAATCAACTGTGTTGTTTATTGCGTCGTTTAGTTGTTTATTTTGGCTCTTAAAATAGGCATCGCGATGGTCAGGAGGTACGTCAAGCGGGTCATCGGCACGCGGATATCTCGATTCATTAAATCTTTTATACTCTTGATTGACCAACGATTTAAGTCCTTTTAAGTCCATATCAGCCTCCATGCCTCCATCGTGTTGCTATATCTGCCAACCCCTCTAAGCCAATATATGCAAGAGAAATTGCCACCCAATCAGCGGAAGCAAGTGGTGTGTTGGGCAGTAGCATGAAAACTGTGGCTGTCATCCAGACCATAAGCTTTCTTGATAATAATTTGTTTAAACCTGCGTCTAAAACTTCTTTCATAAGATATTCTCCTCATCTTTCATTAATAATTAGGTATCAGATTTATAAGGTGTCGATCTTTGTCTCACAGTAAACGGACCTTTAACTGCGCGGGAGAAAGGTATCTGTCCCGGATTGTGTGAAGCTGCATACTTATGGTTTTCAATGGTATTGTGAAACGCATTGATTGTAAATCCATCCGGATCGAATGGCATATGATCTTCGGTTCCGTAATCCGTCCAAGTCACCTTAAGCTCATACGCACCGGGGGTCGGTGTGGATTCACGAGTCACTCCTATAAGATCTAAGGATACATTGTTATAAGTTATGCCGCTTTCGTTAGCAGGAGAAGCATCAAGAAGACTATAATCTTGCGTACCATATTCTACGTTTCCATAAGCAGGGCCTGCTGATGCTTTACCCGGGGTTGAACCGCTCTTAAAAAGAGGATTTCCCGTTTTTTCTCCGGTGTTGGCTGAACGCGCAGTGCCATCATAATCATCACTAGACCATTCAATAAACGGATCACCTGATACGTGAACTAAATTATACGTACTAGTGTTGGCATTTATACCGTCACCACTTCCGCTTACGATACAATTTATAACATTATAAACTTGATTAAGAAGATTGTAATTACGACCGGAACTATCATTAAGACCGCTGCCAATAATAGTACAAAAACTTGCAGTGATGTTGATCTTCGATTGTCCAGAATCAATAACCCCATAGCCGGGACTATTTGACGCAATAACACTATTATTAAACCAAACGTTCGCATTGTCGGGAGTAAATGCGTTTCTCTGATCACAAACTATTCTACAACTCTCAACTCTAGCGAAGCCTGTGCTTGCTCCGCCAATCAACTGGGGGCCTAGTATGTAGTGTCCTAGACAGCCGCTTAATGTAAACGATCTTGCTGCAGTTAACCCACCGTAAACTAACGCATTATCATAGTTCCTCATGTGTAGGCCCTGAAATACGCAGCCACTTATATAGGGCTCGAACGCATAATCATTATTATTTGTATCACCGTCCATAATTGGACTGTTGGAACCTGTGGCACGAACTGTGATTGCATTTGTGTATATCTCGATGTCGCCTTCATCGTATTGACCAGAGTCAATAATCTCAACAACATTACCGGAGCCGTTATCAGCAAGGTCACAGGCAGCTGCAATTGTTAATTTTGGAGAAGCATAGGTACCGGCATCTGAATCGTTACCTGTCTTGGCAACATAATAAACTGTCATTTGTTTTTCCTAATCTATGTACAATAATTAGGTCTCTTGTACAAAAGCATACCCATCTTTCTTGTCTATAAATATCTGTAAATCTACACAATCTTTTAAAGAATCTAAATGTGATATCAATAGAATTGTTTTGAAATGATTTTTTATAAGGTCAAGAATAGAAACAAAGCCGTCCATGTTTTCAGCGTCCAAAGACGTACCGGGTTCGTCCAAGATGAACACATCAGACTTTGGAAGACTTGACACCGAAAGAAGTGCCAGCCTTATGGCCATGGCTGCAATTGTCTTTTCTGCGCCAGAGCCAAGCTCAAGTGGCCGCGGGTCATATTTTGAATGCTGTATGAATATGTTTAACTTCCTATTGTCCGACTCGAAGAAGATATTAAAATCAACAACGTTAGCCAGAGTCTTTGCTATTTCATCATTAATTACGGGTAGTTGTCTTTTAATGATTTCATACGCAATACCATTTGAATGTACGCATTGCATAAACAAGTCATAAGCGGTATATTCTTCTTGGAGCGATGTACGCTCAGCTTTTTGCTCCTTCAGGGAGCGAATCTTTTCTTCGAGAGAGCCGTGCTCTTTGTAGAGTGTTAATATTTCTTCTTGGCATGCTTCGCTCTCTGTTGTCTTATCTGTTATCTCCTTGGTAAACAGTTTGATATTTTTCTGTAACTGTTCTTTGTTTTCGATAATCTCTTTGTTTGCCAAGTACTCTTCTCTTTGTTCGTACAGGCTATCCAATTCTTTTTCCAAAAGAAGTACTTCATTCCTAAAGCCCTTTTTGGAGGACTCAAGCTTAAGAAGTTCTTTCTCAACATTATTTTTCTTTTCAAGAACGGCTTCGTACTTTTCAATATAAGAATTAGTCTTCTCCTGATCTAGGCTGTTAAGTTCTTCCTGCGTCGTCGTTCGCTTGACAGCAATTTCCTCCACAATTTTAATAAGATTTGGTAATTCCTTCTTTGCCTCTGCCGCATCTTTAATAAACTTACAGTGTGAGTATTTATCCCCACAAGGTACCTCGTCCAGTAGAGTTATCTTTTTCTCACTTCCTTTGATGCTATCTTCAGCTTTTTTAAGGCTAGTTTCAGCCTCCTCTAAAATCGAAAGTTTTGTGTCTATTTTAGATTTTTTATTGTTGATGTCGTCTATATCAAATATACCCAGTAAGTCTTCAATTTTATCCAAAACTTCTCTATTTTCAACAAGTTTTGTATCACAATCTTGTATATTTGACACAAGGTTTAGCTCTTGTTTTTTTAGACTGTCGATTTTACCCGTGACGGTATCAATATTAATAACCTGATTTGGTATATTGGCAAAGATTTTTTCTGCTTCTTCTTTGTTTTTTGTAAGTTCTTTAAGCGCTTCGTCTAAAACATCGCAAGAATCTTTTTGCACCTTGGTTTCATTCTCAAGATACATAAGCTGCTTTTCTGCCTCGTATATCTCATCATCAAATTCTTTTCCTTCAAGCCTTTTCAGTGCGCCGCGTAAATCGGATGCATCATCTTTAGCTAATTTAAATTTTTTATCAAACACTTCAAGATCTAAAAATTTAGCCAATATTTCTTTTCTTCTTGTTGAGCCTTCATTAATAAACTGTAGGGCTCCAAGCTGCGAACTTAGAGATGTTATTAAAAAATCTTCTAACGTACCAAAGTGTTTACGAATGATGCTATCCGTTTCATTTCTAGTAAGACCGTTTAGACTAGATATCTCGCCTGTCGTTGTATCCTCCACTGAGAAGTCTACATCTGTTTTTGCTTCTTGTGTTTCTTCTCCCTTGAGGCGCTTAACATATTTTTCAGAAGACCTCTCTACTGTATATTTTTTATTGCCAACAGCCAAAATAACTTTACCAGAGCAATTCTCTTTATTCTGATTGATGATGTTAAGATTCTTTCTTTCATTCTTTGATGTGCTATTAAACAAGGTATAAAGAACTCCGTCGATAACACTTGATTTACCAGAAAAGTTTTTACCAAACAAACCAACAACTCCATTAAGTCTAGTGAAGTTTATCTTGTTTTTTTCTCCATAATTGAAAAGATTGTCCCATTCAAAGCTTTCGAGTTTCCAATTAATATTCCTCTGAATCTCTTCGCTGCCATAAACCACAGAATTATATTTTTTATTGAGAGCAAATATCTTTTCCAACATCTCATCGCTCGGTTGAAAATCTTTTAAATAATCTTTGATTAGGTTTTCTTGTACGGCAGCATCGCGCAAATTATCAGAAGCTATTCCATCCGGAATGTCCGCACTACTGTTTCTGTCTTTTGCGTTATTTAAAAATGTGATCCTCTCTGGCTTAAATCTGTGTTTTGCAACCTCAATAGCCTTTTTCATTTTGTGTAATGGAATATTATTTTTGGATATCAGCCTCAAGCGAGAACCGTACGGTACATCCAGTTTGCTAGGGAGCCTACCAGTGCGTGTTAATTGAACTGATACAAACGGCTTCGGATTGTCAATGACGATGTGTTTTGCGGTAAAGTTGTCCCTATCCTTGATGTCCCAAAGCAAATAACCCTTGTCATTTGTTTCACCAAAGTTTTGCTGTACTGTACTACCGCAGTATCGTATCCGGCCTTCTTTGTCTAATGCTTGATTAGTTTTGTGTATATCACCTAAAAATGCGAAGTCGTGTCCGTCGAATATGGAAATGTCGTCTTCACCGTTTTCCATAACCCACCCAAGGTCGGTCTGACAACTTGATATAGCTCCGTGGTAAACAGCCACGTTAATCCTATCGGTATTAGAAGGAGAAGACCAGTTGCTGCGATCAAAGACACTAAGTACATTAAGACTAAATTCTTGATCAAGGCGCACCTCTCCTGAGTTTTTAAGAAGAAATAAATTTGGTAAATTTAATGCTTCAACTATCGGGGTGATAGCATCTTGTCGACTACTGTTTTTAAGATTACCATCATGGTTCCCTAAAATTATATAGGTCGGTGCTACCCCAGAAAGCCCAGTTAAGAACTCAGAACATAATTCCACATACTCTGGTGAGATCTGAGTTTTCGAGTGTGCGATGTCGCCGCAATGAATAATAAAATCAACTTTTTCCTCTTTAATACTCTCAAAGAGTTTTTTGAATACCGCGCGGTACTCCGAATGATATTTTAAATTGCGAATGTGTGTATCTGCAATGTGTGCAAACTTAGCCATATTTTCTCCATTGTAAATCCATCAAATTTTCGAATGTCATTGGTACTGCTTTTTTTATAAGTTCCGCAGTTTTTCTTTTAGAGATGGAACCAATATCTTCAATATTGGAAGTATTAATATTATAAACTTCCAAACCATGTTGTAACAAATTACTGACAGTTTGTAAAGTTTTTTTTATTGCATCGTGATCAAAACCCAAATAGATTTTTGATTCATTAGATACAAGTCTCTGGAATAATTTAGAATTGACATTTAACGTTGACCCAAGAACCGGTATACTGTTTCGTGCCTTTACCGAGTCAAAAGCACCCTCAACAAGAATAATGGGGCCTTTCCAATCAACCAACAATTCATTAAAGATAATATTCTTTGAAGACACGGGAGGGTTCTTATATTTAAACCAGTTGTTTGTATAACTTCTGGCTATAAAATAATTGCAGTCTCCAGATTCATTAAATGAGGGGAATATGATTCTATTTTTATATTTTCCCTTATTACAATAACCAATTTTATAATAAATTATGTCCTCTTTGGATATTCCACGTCCAAATAGATACTGCACTGCCTCTTTAGA